TTTTTTTAGCAACCGGCTCGTCCATAGATCCACCCTCTGCTCTAAATCTTCTTCCTAAATACTTATCAGGGTTAGCTCTTATCTCTGCTATATCTATCCCTGTATTGTCTGCTATTTGTTGTGCTTCTTCTTCTTGTTCTGCTGTTAATAATCCTGATACTGCTGATACTCCTGATATTAAAGCAGTAGGACTTGTTAAAGCTTTACCTAAAAAGTTTTTTTCAAATACGGGTTTCATAACATCTGCTGTAGTGCTAAATGATCCTAATTTCGCTCTTGCTAAAATATTTTCAAATCCACCTTTACTAAATATAGATCCTACACCTTTAAGCTGATTTATTGGATTTGCAAAATTACCAAAAAAAGTTCCTCCTCCAGCAACACTACCTAAACCACCAAGACCTGTATATAACAATGCAGCTTTACCTATTGGTGACTTAGCTATCTTCTTAACTGATCTTGTAACTTTCTTAACAAGTTTACCAAAACCATACATCTGTCTTGCAGATTCAAGGTCTAGGATCCCACCTTCGTAAGGCATGCCACCTTCTGCTAAACCTGCTCTACCACCATCAGCCATTTGCACTGCGGCAGGTTTAAGTCCAAAAGTATCGCTAGTATATTGTTTATAAGTTTCACTATTAGGATCAGAAAAAGCATCTATTCCAATTGCATTCAATGTAGCCTCTTCCTTTGCTTTGTCTAAAGCATTTCCTATTGTTTTACCTCCAGGACCGTCTGCTATAGCTCTAGCTCCTTCAAATATAGTTTGATAGGCAGAAGCTAATCCTTTTGCAACGTCTGGATTAATATCTGGAAATCTTGCCATAAAATCTAACCCACCCATTTGATGATAGTTAGGTGTTTTTGATGCTTTCATCATATCTGTAAATCTATCGTGAGCTAAAAATTTTTTAAATGGTGAATCACTTGGAATATTTCTTTTTTTTATTCTCTCCAATACAGGATTAGTTTTTGGCGGATTAATTACGCTTGGTGGTCCTTTAGGTCCGCCTCCTCCTCCAGGTCCACGGTCAACATCACCTTGCACACTACCTGTAGATTTTGCTGAATCAAAACCACTTCGACCCCCATACTCAACAAAACTAGGTATGCCTGCGTTTGTCATAATACCTGACCCACCAGCATCTTTTAACATTTTAGCTTCTTTTTCATTTATGTATGCAAGAAACTCACCTTTAGGTGCCATGTCTTTTGCTTCTTCTAAAGATATATTATTTGTACTTCCACCCATAGTGTCTCCACCGAATCTATATAATTGTCTTGCTATTTGAGTTCTAGTTATGGCCATCGTTCTATTCTATTTTGTTTCTCCGAATAAATCAAGGCTAGGCATGATTACTCTGACATCTTTTCTTATGTCAGATTCTGCAATTCCTTTAGCTTTCCACTCAGAATCGTCCTTGTATACCTCGCCTGTCTTCATATTTGTTATTGTTGTTATAATCTCTTTTGGTTCTATTACTGGGATATCTTTCATTATGTTGTTACCTCTCGTGGCTGTATTTCTAATATTGAAGCTATGACGTGCAGCTCGTTCGCGTCAGCAGCTTGTACTTTAAGTATCTCACCTTCTTCCATAACAAGAGGTTGAGTTAAAAGTTCTGTGGTAGCATTAGATGCAATAGCTTTAGTTTTAAATAAACTAAATATGTTACTACTAGCATCAACTAATGTAACTGTTATCGTGGTCCCTGATCCGGCATCCTCGGATACTAACAACGATTTAACAACAGCTGTTTTAAAACTAGGCACTGTATATAGTGTAGTTAAATCTGCTGTAGTTAAATCTACTTTTTTATTAATAAAACTATTAGCCATTATTGTAAAAAGAAGTTAAATGCTTCTACCTCTTGTTTTAATTCTTCTTGAAACGTTGTATTTAATTTTTCTACAATTGCATCAAGATCTCTTACTTGAGCTTCTGCTGTAGGTAAATCATATTCTCCACTTGGTCTTGTTAATACTTGCACTATCTTTGCCATTATCTTCTTCCGTCCGGTTGTATATCTAATCTAAAAGTTCCTAACTTCCAACTCTGATTAGTTGTTGTGTTTGCTATTTTTAATGCAATAGCTCTAGCTCTTGCACGTGTATCTACTTTTTGTGTAGATGATGAAACAGTAAAAGGTCCAAGTGCCGATCCACTTTGCGAATCGTTAGGAAAATTTCTTAGTTGTAATGTAACTTGTGTATTACCAGTTTGAGATATAAAGTCTGGTATAAATCTTCTTATCTTCATTATAAACTCACCATCTCCTCTAATATCTGCAACACCAATCTGTGTTCCTTGAGCCGATCTTCTTTGACTTATATCAAAATCTCCCGATTCAATACTTGCAACAATTGCTGTAGTTGCACCACCTTTAACTTGATCTGTCCCTGTTTCGTGTTCATAGTATATTGTAGAACCTTCCGTGTTGCCGACTACATCAAAAGATGTATCCACAGCTGCACTATATTCTAAAGCATGTGGATTACCAAATACTGCAGAGTCTTCCCACATAGTTCTAGCTAATGTTCCATTTGTCCAAACAGGTCTCTGTGGTGATGAATCAAAATAATTATACGCAACCATTCTATTAACAACACTAGATCCTGTTGTTGGATAAAACCACATAACTTCACCAAACAAATTATTTAATCCTGCCGACACCATTTGATTACCAGATTCTAAATTTATATTATCATAAACATGATCTTCTACTAAACATGGTAGTGATTCTAGTTTACCAGCATATCTAAAAAAACCATTTTCTGACATCCAATAAGCTGCACCATCAACCTCAACACATGCATTCTGTCCAACAAGTCCACAGTTAGTTCCAACCTGTGCAAAGGCAAAGGTAAATGGTTGTCCAACAAAACGTTGTGTGAATAAAGCTGTATCAGTCCAAATAAGAATAGAGTCTCTACCTCTTATTGCTCCTCTAATCTGTGATCCATCAGCTAGTCTTTGTGTACCAGCTGTGTTGGTTGCTGTAGGTGTGTATGTGTTTATATCCTCTTGATCTGAGAATCTTACAAACATATCATCTTGTGTTGTAGGTGTTCCAATAGTTGTCTCTGTTCCAAAAAATACTAAGTGTCTATCCGGTGTAGATACTAACATATGACGTGACGCTGTTGGTGCACCAGTTATAATTGTTGCTCTATTATCTGTTGCATTTGTTGCTGCAGAGTTCCATTCAAATACAGCACTGTCATGAATTAAACAAATAGCTTTGTCACCAAAATTATCTAATGACCACATACCAGGTTCTAATACTAAGTCACCTGATGCGGCCTCACCCCATGCTACAAAGTTTGTTGTGCTAGTAACTGCATCGCCACCATTATGTGATGCTGCTGTTGTTCCTCGAACACCTCTTGTAACACCAGTAAGTTCATTACTTGTTATACCTGTATAAGATATTTCCTCACTGTTTATTTTTATAAAATTTGTACCTGAGTCTGGAAATTGAGATACGTCTCCTAATATAATTCCTGTTGTAACAGAACTATTAATACCATTAGTTAATGTTGTACTAGGTTCTCCTGCTACTTCACCGCCCCAAGATCCAAGAGACCAACCAAAACCTTGTGCTTGTACAGCTGGTCCTACAGGATAATAATGTTGTACTCTAATACCACCTGATGTTGTTGCACCAGATCCCGATTCGTTTGATGCCATGGTAATAGTAATAGTTGTTGAAGATGGCACTGTTGTTACCATAAATTTTTTATCGTTAAAATCTGCAGCTGCAAAATCAGAATTAGTTATAGCAGAAAAATTATCTAATAAAATTATGTCTTGTTCGGATATACCATGATCACTACCAAATGTTATTGTAACAGTTGATGATCCATTAGTTGTGCTAAATGCACTTGTAAGAGTTGTTGTAGTTTTGATAGGATGTATGTCATAAAATACACCACCTGAATATGCATATAAAATTCTGTTAGTGCCAATGATTGCATATTTTCTAGCTAGACTGTTTACGAAATGATGAAGACCTCTACCTGCACCAGTTAATTTGTCATCTCCAAGTTGTTTCCAACCACCTATTTTTTCAGGTGTGCCATACCTAAACCTAACATTATCGCAGTCAATCCATTGACCTTCTGCTCCAGTGGGTGTTATTTGTTTATTGATACCAGGTTGAAACCCTATCTTTTGTAACATATGACTCCATTATAATACTATTTTATACCTGATGGTAGGCCTAGCAATGGTCTTCCATCAAATCTATTTTTATCAGCAAATGGGCCATTTACATGATTATAATGTAGAAATACTTGACCGCAAATGTTCCCGTCAAAAGGCTCTCGCCAATGTTCAAGTTCGCAACCACTATATACTAGCATATCGCCTACTTCAAGCAAGACTTTTGTGCCTTTTGGAGCGTTTGGTTTTACAATATTTTGTCTTTCATTAACAACATTATCGGCTCCTGTGCCATCTATAAATATAGGCCAAGGATCTCCTCCTAAATTTAAAGTAGTAGATATCTCACAGCTGGGTCTATCTTTGTGTCTATGTAAGCAATCTCCTTTTTTATAAGCTCTAGCATAAGAATATGTTGGTATTAAATTTAAGCCAGTATGTTTTTTCATTACTGGTAACATCTTAACTAATAACGTGTCCATTACAAAGTCACCATAACAAGAAAATGTATTTGGTATTTGTTCATCGGTCCATGTTCCAAGGATCGGGGACTGTGAATGTATGTTATGTTTATACATAAAATCAACAGCATCTCGTTTAAGTAAAAAGTAATTAAGTATAAAATTAGCCATATCATAAGATAGCGCTTTCTTAATTACTTGATATTTGTGATCTCTAAACATTAAACCCTTTCTGTAAAAAATTAAACGATACTGATATTCTTATCTCATTAGATTCATTTGGGTCAACACAATGCCAAAGCCATGCAGGAAATATAACTATTCTACCTTCTAACGGATCTACTCTAACTTCTCTCCACAAATGTGAGGGAGGTGTGCCTTCTTTTCTTCTTGGCATAACCATATGTGCTGCGGACCTTGGTTCGTTAAACACTATTTGTCCAGAGTTCTTAGGTGCCTTGATATAATATACACCACTAAAATGAGAGTTTGGATGTAAGTGTGGTCTGTTATATCCACCTGGTGGATTTATATTAGCCCACATATTTCCTATATGAGGTTCGCTCTCTAACCACTCTTCTTGAAATACTTCATTTTGCATTTTAAATAATTCATCAACTAACGGTTTGAATACAGGTATCTCATGCATATTAGTTGTACTATGCCAGCCATTCATGTTAGTTCGTTTGACTCCTTTGTCTTTATCAGCCCAAGCAAGAACTTCTTTTTCAAAAAGTCTGTTGTCTAAATTTACATCTTTAGCATATATAATTGTTGGAAAGTATGCAGCTTTAATCATCATTTAAAAGGCGTGCCTCCAAACCACATAACTAAAGATTTTCTATTACCACGTATTACTGGTTTTACTCTGTGTCTAATAAACGATGCAAAAAATATTGCATGTCCTTGTTTTATTTTTGCAACTTTACCTTCAGCTTGAAGTTCTAAGTCACCACCTTCAAACTCTAATTCTGGTGATAGTAAACAAGTCATAGATATTTTTCTTACAGGTGGCTCGTGTTGAAAGTTAACATCATTATCTACATGCCAATCGTAAAACCCACCTTCTGGATATTCTGTATATTGTGCCATCTCGTTAATAGTCATTCCATCGAAACCAAAATGATTACCGTTTGTAGTTTTCATAATGCGCTCAATATCTTTATACATATCTCCCATTTTTTTAAATGGTATCCAACTAATGTGTGAGGTTCTAGTTTTAGTATCTACTTGACCACCTTTAATTCCTTTATCACTTCCAACTTCAGCATTATTTCGAGGTTCAGAACGTCCAGCTTCAATAATCATCTCACACTGTTTAGGTGTAAAGATTGGTTGTGTGGTTTCTACTATAAAAGATCGCCAACGTGGTTCTGTTATCATATTAAAATCCGTATTCTATCCATCCCGTTATTATATATTTATCATTCGATAGAGGAGGATTGCCTCTATGAACATGTGTAAATTGTGCTGGCCAAACTAACATAGTATTTTTTTCTGGTTTGAATCTACACTTTTGATATAAAAATTCTGTCTCTCCACCTTCGGTTACATCATTAAGGTATATCATAAAAGCCAGTATTCTGTTTCTTGCTTTCATCTCTGCATTCTCACAATGCCAAAAATGATAACCTTCACCTACTTTAGTTTTTTGTATTTTAACTTCAAGTATATTATGTGTCGCTAATTTTTTTAAAAAAGAATATTTTTGAATATACAAAGGATATACATCTTTAAAAAACATATCTATAAAAGGTTTGTTGTTATAAGTCATAGGTACATTAGTATCTCTAATAGTATCAATTGCATTATCGGCTACTAACATCTCATCTACTTGCCTTGGATACACTGCACCTTGTTGTTCACACTTATTAAAGTAATTTGTATAATCATCTATTAATTCGTTTGGCATAAAGTTTTTAAATATACCTATGTGATTATCTATGTAATATTGTTTATCCATTAAGTAGCTCCTCTATTTCTAATAGGATCAAATTGTACATCACAGTTTGCAGCTAGTGTTCGTCTAGTTTCATTAGTTCCATTAAAAGGATATACACAGTGTCTCATGTCATATGGAAATATATAAAAATCTCTAAGATCCATTGGTGGCTGATAATCTATTTTAGCAAACTGACCATTAGCTGCACCAAGTATTTGTAGTCTACCATTTTGTTTTATATGTTCTGCTGAATATTCTTTACCATATGTTGATGGTAGTTTTAAAATCATTACACTAGACAATCCAGTAAATAACATACCTCTATGAATATGTGTAGGATTGTATTCATGTTGTTTCATTTCATTAACCCAGATAGAATTTAAATGAGTTTCATAATTTTTAATTTTATTAAATGCTAGATAGTGTCTAAATATTTGCATAAAATAATCTGTAACATTTCTAGGCAACATATTATGTTTTTTCACTTTAGACTCATCTTGACCATTATAAAACAATGAATGTTCGTCCTTTATCTTACCTACTAATTGTCCGTTTGCAGGAGCAAGGTTATGAAAATTTTGTTCGTAGATTTG